GCCTTCATTAGAGACAACTCTGCCACCGCATGATTCATCTGTCTTACCGAATTGTACTGACCCTTCTGAGGATGGAAAACTTATTTCTCCGCAATCTGTGTAATCAATAGCAAACGTAGGTTTGAATGTTTGTGATACCGATATTTGTGCGTTGACAGGGGATTCAAAAGGCGCACATCCAACGATGGCACTTAAAAATCCTACTGCTACTATTAGTTTAAAATTTTTCATAATTATTCCTTTTTTAATATTTGTTTTCTCTAGTATGTTTTCTGTAATCGGTTGACATACGCAGCCATTGCTCACCCTGACCTTCAAGGATATCACAAATTCTATCAATAGTTCCATCTGTCCAATCACTGATTGTACCTTGACGATAAGGTTCTGTTAATAGATGATTAAGTTTTGATTCAACATCGTCTAATGACCATGGAATATACATTCTATGGTGATCATTTGCAAACGTTTCAGGGAAACTGCGATACGCAGGGAACAAAACATTACACCCTAATGCATCTGCTTCACTGACTGTATTAGATACCCAGTCTTGCAATGCACAGTTAAAAATTACTCGGCTGTCATTTACTAAACGATAGTATTCGTTTTTCTTTAAATCTTCGTATACTACCAATTTATTTTCTTTTTGTAGTTTACGTGTACGTTTCATATATGAATCGTTATTGCTACGTAGTTTAGAGCCAGAGAACACAGCAAATTCTACGCCGTGATCGTCACCATACGTTTCATACCAACGTTCAATAAGGTCCATATAAAAGTCTGGTTGCTTTTCCTGATCCCATCGTGCAGAAAAACCAACACGCATTTTACGTTCATGGAAATCTTTAATAGGCTCTAGTTCTAGTAATCGTTGTCTTACTTCATCTTTACCAAATGCAAGACCTGAGATATTATAAATAGGTGCTTCCCAGCCTGCTATCTTCATATGTGCAACCATTTCTTCGTTAGTTGCTAACACACCACCTTTAGAAATTTTTACAATCTCATTAACCATTTGTTCATATAAACCCATCCACTTGCCCATGCCCCATACATGCACAAAGTCATCTGGGTCAATAGTTTGTGCAAGACATCTAACAAAGATACGTGGACGATACTCAGGGTCGATTTGATTTAAGATATATGGGAGTGATTCAATACCGGGTTGAAACATGTCTTCAAAGTAAACTACGTCTTCGTGTGTTACTTCGCCTTCCTTCATCATCTTTACAAGTGTCATTAACTGAGACATACCAAAGTATGATCTACCGTGTGCATCTAATACTTGTCCTGTAGAAATTGCTTGATCAGTAGTAAGCAATTCACCTTGTACATCGACATAATCAATCTCTCTGCGTTCAAACACACGTTTGTTCCACTCAGTGAGTTGCAATGTATATCTAGCCTCGTAAGGCTCTAGTCCCATATAAAATAATTTTCTCATTAATCTATCCGTTCAATATCCTCTTCAATACAGTCATCACCAAATTGAATCTCAATGACTTTCAATGGTGTGTTTTCTTCGTTAACTAATTGATGCCATTCATTAGCAAGTACCCATGTATGTTGATGATGAAAATACTTGCCAACAAAGATATCTCTTTGTTCACGTTTAGGGTCGTTATGATATGCTATAGTGTATACCGTAGCGATACCTTCAGCAACAAACCAAAACTCATTTCGATATTGGTGACGTTGCATACTTAATTTTTTGCCGGGTTCTACTGTGAGTTCTTTTAACTTGAGATACTTTCCGTTCTCATGTAAAACTCTATAGTAACCCCACTTTCGTTCAGTCTTTGGAGACTTCCATTCTTGTAGAATCCAACTGCTTGAATTAGTTTTGTCTCCACCGACCCCGAATACAAATGATATATTATTATCAGTCTCATTGACTACTGTTTCGGGTATATTAGACAAGGTTCTGTCACCACCATTAGCAAAGATAATATGGCTATTAGGATAAAACGATCTTACTTTTTTGATAGCATCGATGGCAGTGTCATCAGAATCATCAAAAATAATAGTTTCATCTACATCTTTTAATGCTCCAACGAGCCGCACACGTTCTGAGTGTGGCATGAAAGGCTTGCCTTTTTTACGGACAAGCCAATCATCACTGTTTACCCCCACGATAACTTTATTACCGAACCAAGATGATTCAGTACCTAATGCTTTAGCGGAAGCGATGTAATCCAAATGACCGCTGTGCAGAGGGTCGAAACCCCCTGTAATCAGAACGATATTACCTGGGTTTTCTGTTTCTGTTGCCATCTATCTCCCACATGTTCTTAACAGGTTTGCCCTGCAAGAATCGCTGATTGTACAGTCTCCATACGTGACTGCGATTGTTGTACAAATCTTCTGTACGATATGAGTATCCATATTCGACACAAAAGTCCCGAAACCCTTCAAGGTCATCGAAAACCTTACTGGTTTTCTTATTACTGATAGCCAATTTAGAATCTCCTCTGTTTTATTGGCGTTATACATCTTCAACCTCATTGTTGAAGATACTCTATCTCGCAACCGTTTTCGTTGTCTTCGGCTACGGAGATTTTTACATAACGATTAGGATACTGTTCTTGTATCGTAACCGCTAATTCATCTGCTATCATTTCACATGATTTGTGATCTAGGTATAATACTGGTGTACTGCTGTCTACTTCTGCATACAGTCTTTCTAACCAGCGTTTGAATTGAATGAATTCAATGTCTCTGTCGTTGTGAAACACTTCGATCCATACTTTAAAATGAAAAATATGTCTGTGAGGGAATCCCAAGAATGATACATCGTCCCAATCGCCTGTTGCTAGTTTAGGATCTGTATCAGCACCAGGATACATATGTACCCCTTCTTTTTGAAACGTTACCCAAATAGTTCTCATTGCTTTACTCATACCTTATAATACATCACTTTGTTTAATAAATCAATCATTTTGGGCAGTAGCATTTTTTAAATAAAAATCTACCTCTTGTCCTGCAACAAGGTGACCAGCACCAAAATCAGATTGTTCTTGCTCATTCCATAATTTAACAACTTTTGGATCTTGTTCTTGTAATATAAAGGCGTTTCTTTTCTTCCAACTTGCCATATGCGTTTGGTCCCCGTCAATCGAATCACAGAATCGACCCTCTACTACATCTTCAAACTCAATGTTAGTAACGTTAGGTACATTAGAATCGACCCAAACCGGATCATGTTTACAAATGTTTATCATAAACTTAACTTTGTCTATGTGATTGTCTTGTAACATTTTTTGACCATTAATTTCTATGTAATAATGTCTAAGGAATCTATAAAATCTACTTTTGTCTGTTTGAGTAGTAACATTAATAACCCTCTCAAAGATATCTAAGTTAGGAATAATCTGTGGTGGTTGATGTGTTGCAAAATATTTGCCTTGAGTCCAGTTTTTTTTTACTAGCATTTCGGTTTTGCTAATCCAGTCTTGGGTGTGATCAGGTAAAACAAGATGTAAAAAACTTCCGTCGTTTGATGCTTTTAGGATATGATTCCACCGAGATTGAATTACTGAGGTTTCAAATGTACTTCGTACACCATTTAATAAATCAGATACAAGGGCGCCCGCACAATATGACCCCACTGTAACTAAATTCATTCAAGCACCTCAAGCATAGCATCATCACTGTCTTCAATAACTTCATCTGTATTTACTACCGGAGTTTCTTCTACAGAAAATAGTTGATCAAACATAGTTCCTGCATTTACGGTTTTTTTACCCGAAAATCCCTGTGATCCTGATTGCATTTGCATCCAAAATCTGCTGTACTTGTCAATCATTTCTAGGCTTTTGGTTCTGTCTTTGAGACTAAAGATTTCGTCTACTACTTCACCAAATCTAACACGTTCAAAAGTCTCGTTCATAAGCATTGCTGGAACAACACCCTGTTCGTATCTACGATTGGCTTCTTGTACAGCAAACATATGTTGATATACGTTGTGTGCTTGTAGTAAAGTATAACTTAGTGTATCCCAACTTGTTTTAGTTTCTTTGCCGTGTTGTCCCAAGAACCCGTGACCACGATAACAAAGGTCCTTTAGAACCATTGCTTCAGTGACGGGTGAATCTGTAAACAATTCGTGTATCTTATCTTGTATAACTGCATCACTAAACTTACGTGTGTCGTTAGCATAGTCTTTATTTTCAGCAGTCTTCTCCATAGAGTAAGTCCACTTCTTATTGTGTTCGATGCTATTATTAAAGTATGCTAATCCTTTAGCCGCACCAAAGAAAGGTGATGCACAGTCAAATGTAATTTGAAAGTTTGGATTGTGATACTTTCTGACTGCTCGTTGAATGTCACTGAATAGAACAGCATACTCTAAGATACTTGTACCCAAGCAGTGAACTAAGTCATGCTTGCCTGGCTCAAGTAATCCATCGTGTATGATACCAACTAAACGTTTGAGTGTTAGATGAATATCGATTTTATTTTGACCACCAAATGCCCAACCATTAAAGTGAGTGTTTGGATAGATGTTAGGGTCACAATACTTCTTCATTTCTTCATACCATTCATCAGACTGAGTATGATTCAACCCTTGCAATACATTAAGAAACTTACATCTACCATCACGGTTGTTAATAAAGTATTCGTTATTGATGTGAGTAGCATAGACTGCTTCTTCGATTGTAGAAATGCCGTGTTTGTCTAGCAAGTGTTTGTTACGCAGAGTTTGAGTAGGTACGTCTAAACACATACCATAATCCATGTACTCATCCATCCACTTAAGAACAAGTTTGCGTTGCTTCATTGCTTTGGGACAGTTAGGATCTTTCCAGTCTGCTGGCCATTGACCTTTCATAATTTGGAATCCACCAGAGTCTCCTAGCATAAACGTACCTTCTTCTCGGTCACGTATAATGCTTTCTGCTGGAATATCTTTAGTAGTGTCTAAGTCAGCATGTCCTGCAGAATACAGTCCCCACTTGTAAGTATACAAACCTTTCTTAGAATTTAAAAAGTTTAGTGATTCTACATCACCATTAAATCCTGCAGGAATCCTTTCTGCTGGAAAGTAATTCTCACCTGCTCGTTGCTTCCCTAATCCCGTAATAAAGAAACTACTAACAGCAGGCAAGAATAATGCCCAGTCAGGGTTTTGTTGGGCAGATAAATCTATTCTATTCATTTGTTGTTCCATATAATTCTTTATATTTTTCTATGATGTGGTTTGCAATAATTTTATTACCTTTAACATTTAAGTGTCCCCTCAAAAACTGTCCGGGTACATGCTCAGTAACAAAACACCCATCATCGCCCGCTAACTCAATAAACGTTGTCGATATTTCGGCACTATTGTCAAGACCACGCTCATAATGCTCCGGTATTTCTCTACTAGAAAATGTTTCAATAAAATCAAAGTTCATATATTTTAACATATGTTTTATTGAAGTAAAGTGATATCGGAAAATATCTTCATTGTAGTTTCTGTTGTAATGTTGTGTTATATAAATTTTGTGTATAGGCATTTCAAAATTTATAGTAGTAGGTTGATTTTCTGCCTCATACCACATTTCTCTGCGATCACAATCAGTATAACAAACGATTACTAATGGATTTAATCCTTGCTGTTTGTATTCTAACATGTTAGTTGTTATTGTTCTTGCAATGTAATCGTTAGAACATCCAGGGACAGCATGATTGACTAGTGGCAACTGCAATTCGTCTGCTACCAGTTGACTATATCTATTTTCCATAGTTACTTCGTTGTGCAGATCCTCTCCTTGACCGACACCAAAAGTATAACTATCGCCTATGAAATAAATGAAGTCATACTTCACAGATTATACTCTATTTTGCTTGAGCAGGTAATAGATATTGATACACTGAATATCCACTGTCTACAGTGATTTCAGCCGCACCTTGATCAGAAATACGCACAGTCTTGTCACCTGGCAAATCCATAATAGACAAGAATACTTTAACAGGCCACATCCATGATCTAGTTAGTGTACCAGACACACCCGGCTGAAATACAAAGTTGCCTGAGTGAGTAGAAGGATCACCAAAAAATACTTTAAGATCACCGTTTTCTGTCTTAGCAGTAAAGTTTAATTCTTCTGCGTTTGCTTGTGCCTGCATCTTTAAACGCATGATACCAGCAATGCTAGGCTCAAACTCTACGTCCCAAGAGGCACCTTTGAAAGTTACATTTCTAACTTTTTCTTCAATGATTGCTTTAGACATCAAACGATAATCGTTAATAAAGTCTCCTGCATTAGTCGCAAAGTGAATTGCTACAGGAACATCCTCACCGTCTTTTTGTTGCTTTGTCATCGAAATACTAGCATTTTCTTTATAAACATCAAAACCCAAGATAGTTTTGAGTTTAGTTAGATTGGGCATACCAAACGTACCAATAAAATCTGCTACTGGAGTTTTAGTTGTGCCGTTAACAACAACAGATTTGTCTTCTGCGATTGCAGAAATCTGTGTTTCTTGTGCAGTACCAACAATCTTAACTAGGTCAATAATACCTAGACCATGTGTGTACTGAATTAAGTCTTGCAAATTATCTTTCATTGTATATCCTCTTAATGTATTTAGGTGCAATTAGTATGTAATATAACATGGGTTTTTACGTAAGTCAAGGTATAATTTACCCAAACGAAAACAATTGATCAAACGTTGAATTAGTGTCTGTATTAGCACGTAAGTCCCAGTTAAGAACGCCCAACAAATTACTGATCTTTTCGTCTACAAGTGTAGACTCCATTGCTGTATCATCAAATGGGAGTTCTTGGAACCATTCGGGCAGTCTAAGTTGATCTGTTGGATACGCAACACTTGTGTAACCTAGCGGATTTGTTTTAAGTTTGCATACAATAACTTTAAAGCCATCCATGATTTCCATTGAATAGTTGTCACCATGCATACGTTTTAGTGTATTCCAATTCATTGCCGCCCTTACGTGACCCGGCATGTTTGCTCTACCCGTTTTTGATTTCTTTTCTAATTGAGTGTAATACGTTAGTTTGTTTACACCTTTAGGCGAACCTTTTGTCCAAGGATCCTGTTTTGCAAGATCAATTTTAAATGCTTTGATTTTTTCGATAATATCTTCACGGCTTTTTCCGCCAAGAGCCATTTCTAACACTTCCATCAAAAAGTCTTGTATATATTTGGGAGTATCTGCTCTTTTCAAATCCAAGCCCATTGCTTTGACTTTGCCTTGTTTGCCGTCTATGTCAGTGCGTTTACCTTCATTGTCAATTACGTTGATAGCATATCTTTTCTTAGTAATAAACAAACCACGATCACCAACAACTTCTCGACCTGCTTTGATGATTTCTCCTTTTGCACGTGGACAATGAAATGCTAGTTCCATAAATGCAGGGAAACTATCTGAAGTTTGATCTGCAATGCTATCGTATAACTGAATAGACATTTCTTTAGACCAATCTTCTTTAGCAACCTCATTTTTTAAGATGGGCCAAGCAGAGAAATAACATGAGTCAGTATCACCATAAATCATTGCCTCGCCTGTGTGATCATATTTGCCTGCGATTACTTCGTTTACATATGCTGACATGTGCTTTGTGATACAACGACCTGTTAGAGTTACAGACTGACCAATACGTTTATCATAGAATCGACAATGCTCGTTAAGAAGTGCACCATATGCTGAATTAAGCAAAATCTTACGCACTAACTGACGCTTGTCCCAATACTCTCGGTCTGCATCTGTTGTAGATTCTCTGAGTTTTTTCTGCATAACTTTACGATCTGAATACCATTTTGATAATAGACCAGGAATCACGCCCTCTTGATCACCTCTAAATACAGTACCGTTTGCACTAAGAATCAGTGCGTTGTTAGAATCAAATATCCACTTCCATATCTCAGCCGCACTCTTTTGTTCGGATCTACCGTCTTCGTAGTCAACAGTCAAAGTCGTGCCTCGTTCTTGGTTCATAATCGCAGTATACTCTAACGAACCAAATAGTCCTTCCCACAACATACTGCCTTCTACGATGTCTCCCTCTTTATATCTTGCTTTTTCTTTAGCAAGTTCAACACCTTTTTCTTCCATATATCTTTCAGTTAGTGTTTGTCGAATCTGTGCAACGATTGTTTCTGGAGCCATGTTTAATGCTCTAATCGCCGACGGATACAGAGAGTTAATATCGATAGAGCCGATCCATTCATGTATGCCTTGTTTTGGAGTTGCTACATATGCTCCTGCCGCTTGTTGTTCTCTTGTTACGTTTAGATTTTTTCTATGCTTGTCGGGAACAACTAAGCCACGCTCATGTGCTTCGTTCATAATAGCCATTTCGATCATAGCCACAGAACCCATTACAGTTGGCAACAACACAGTATTTTCATGTGCTAGTTGATTTGCAAGTTCTAAGAATTTAAGTTTATTGTGAATCTTTACCAATAGCATAACGTCTTGCCTGTTATACTCAATAAACGTTTTGAAGTCTTTGTTATATAACTGATCTAGTGTGCCTTCATAATCCGTTTTCTTATCGCCAACTTCCATTTCACCGATTGCATCTAGTTTGTAACTGTGACGAGATTCATAGTTGTATTTCTTATACAGTTGCAAATAGTCTAAATGAATACGACCTACAAGATCAAACGTTTCTTCTTCTTTGCCAAACCGTTCATATGTTCTTTTCTTAGGATACTGCCCTAACAAACAAAATCGGCGTGTGTCATCTTTACTCATAACTCTAGTAACACGATTAACCATATACGGAATATCGTATCCTTCTGAGTTCCAGCCTGTCAATACATCAGCATCTTCGATCAATGAAAAGAAGGCATCAAACAATTCTTTTTCTGTTCTAAACAAGATAGTATCAGGAAAGTCTTTGATAGCGTCCTGTGCAGTTTCATACGTCATGTGCTTTGGGGGAATAGCAAGACAGACTAGTTGATCTAACCAATCTAAGTAAACACCAACAGCCGTAACAGGATTAAAAGGATCGCTAGGAGACGAAAATCCTAATTCAGGATCAAAATCAACCTCGATATCAAAAAATGCTGTATGAAGTTTTGGAGCTTCTACGCCCAAATAGTTTTCACTGAGACATCTGAAAACAACGTTTACGTCACTTTCAAATGTTTTACGTTTGGTATGAATCCTGCGTTCTTTTTCAAACTCTGCTTGCTTTCTAGTAGAAAATCTACTAACAGGATCACCAAACAAAGATCGATACTTGCCTTTAGGATCTTCGTAATACATAACAAAATTTGTTGGATACTCTTTGAATTCCCGAACGCCGTCAGGATTTCTTTCTACAACATGAATTCTGTCTGTTTGTTTATCGTGGATTGCGTCTATATAACTCATGCTTTCATCTTATCATAAATTGCTTCTAGGATCAATGCCGCTTGAGAGGCGTGGCTACCCAAACCTGGATGTGCACCATCTAATGCTTTGTCTTTGTGTACTATTTTCATATTATTGATAAAGTTATCTAACTTAAGCAATTTGGGTTTGGCTTCTTTAAGACCTCCCGGGATATTTAAAAAACTTAAGTTTTTTATGTTCTGTGAATTTAGCAAAAGTTCTATATGTTGTATTGCTAACCAGTTATCCCAATATATCTTTTTGTCCCAATGCTCAAAATTTAAATCTTCTAGTAAAATCTTTTTGTGTTCAGGGTCATATTGTGGTAAAATATACCCTTTGCTGATTTTATCAGACATTTGATAAAAACGAAAACGTGAAAAATAAGAATATCCTAAGATAACCAAATCATCAGAATTAAATTTGGTTCTTAATACATTCATTAATATTTGAAAATTCCCTGAACCCGGTTCAGATAAGTTTAAACACTCATAATGCAATTCGTTTGCGATTAATTGCGGCCAAGCAAACTTACTAGGTTTATCACCAGGGTGATCAGGCGGCACATGGCAGTCAGGGAGCCCATGACCATATGTATATGAACAGCCAAACGCCACCAGTCTGGGCATTATAGAGTTTTACCTACAGTCTCCAAGATATCGTTAACTGCTTCATGGTCAGCATTTGTGTCCATGAGATTAGATTTAAATGCAATAGTAATTGCTTTATTAATGATAGAAGGTTTGATTTCAAGTTCTTCTGCGATTGCTTTCACAGTGTCACGCAACCCTTCATTGAGTGTTTGCACCTCATGTTTTACTTGCATACCTTCGTTAACCAACTGCTTAAGTTTGCTAACTTGTTCTGGGTTAAAGTATTTTCCTGCCATAAAAGTCTCCTTGTGTAAAGTCAGAATGTCTGCATAGTATATAGCAAGATAGGGGTAAGAGTCAATCTTTTTTGGGTGTCAGATTACCCGTTATTGAAAAATTTGTCTGTTTTTTTCGCCGTAGATTTTAATGTATTTTCCAGCAATCATATCTGCTTGTGCTTCGATAGGTGATCCTGGATAACTTGAGCCGGGCTTGATCATATCTTTCTCACCCTGACGAATATGGACTAGTTCGTGGAAAACTGTTCTAAGAATATCAACTAAGTTTCTGTTACCATAGATCCAAATTTCATCACTGCCCAGTTCGTGTCTGCCTGTGTGATGACCTTCTTTTGCTTCTTGGTCATCGTAACTTAGTTTGATTTTTGGCATATTTTCTACGCCTAATTTTTCACCCATCCAATCAGCGGCCTTTTTAACTTCTTCGTCAATGTTTAAATCATCATCAAACATTTGATCTGATGCAGTTAACTCTTGTCTTGCTTTGTGTGCTTGTTTGGCAGCCTGCTGGGCTTGACGATAAAGTTTACCTTTTTCGTCTACGTCATATTGATCACTTTTGATCTTAGGAAGTCTATTTTCTAAGTCACGGATCGGATCTTCTGTAAGAAATTCTGTGGCTCTCATACTAGTATTTATCTGTTAAAGGTCCGTTTAACAGCATAAGATTTTTTAGGATATAAATTACGCAATTTTGATTCAAATAGACTAGTTTCTTTAGTACGAACACCAGTAATTTGTAACGTAACTCTAGGATGATGTCCGGCATTTGCCGTACTATGGGGAACGTTTTGCCAATCAAACGTAGTTACTTCACCCTCATGCCAACCAGAATGATTATAGTTTCCATAACTCCAAAACTGACCGGGTTGCCATTCTGTTAATGCAACCATGTAACGAACAACAGTATGAGGTTCTTCAGGACACCATTTTTCTAACTTATCCATATGAAGATTCCAAACTTGACCTGGATGCTGAACATGTACTCTTGCCATCATGTTAGAAGGCTCTAGTTCAAACGCATTTGCAATGTCTAATAGTGACTGCGGTACTTCCCAGTTAAGATTAGTTACTTCGTAATCTTTACCGTAACCTTGTTGTTCCAAATCATATTCTTCAGTTTTAAACTCATCTTCACCCCTAACTTTTGCTTCTTTAGCAGGATTGCCTCTTGTACGCCAAGTAACTGCTTTTGATTCTTCGATGATTTTTTCTAATTCTTCTTCTGTCCACGTGGGTTGGATGCTACCAATTATATCTACAGTATCATACTCTGGATGTATAATACTGTTATTAAAGTGATACCTACTACGTTTTTTTGTTTGTTCCCAACTGCTTTTCATTTAAATTACCTTGACGTTTATATCTTTTTGTTGATAGTTTTGTTTATATTCTTCAGGAGGCATTTCAATACCAAGACGATCACACAAGTCTCTATTGTCTTCAGG